TGACGGACGCAAAAAGGGCTACCGTTTCCAGATGGATTTAAACGACGGGGACAGTGTTGATATCAGCATCAGCCTGCAGCTCACCGAGCGCACCATCATCAAAGAGGAAAACGGCGCGCTGCACGTGAGCTATGCCCCTGAGCCTCCGCCGCCTGAGCCCGTCACCCGGCCAAAAGAGCTCTACATCAACGGCGAACTGGTGAGTAAGTGGGATGAGTGACTTTAAGCCTTTTGACGACAAGCTCGCCGGGCTGCTTGCTTCCCTGTCACCGGCAGGACGTCGGAAGCTGGCCGGAGAGATTGCAAAGGAGCTGCGCAAGTCGCAACAGCAACGGATTAAACAGCAAAAAAACCCGGACGGCTCACCGTATCAGGTGCGAAAGCGCCAGCCGCTCAGGGCAAAGACCGGGCGAATAAAAAGGGCGATGTTTCAGAAGCTGCGCGCGAGCCGTTACATGAAAGCCACTGGCCGTGAAAACAATGCAGTGGTGGAATTTACCGGCAAAGTGCAGCGTATTGCGCGTGTCCATCAGTACGGACTCAAAGACCGGCCAAATACGCATGCTCAGGACGTGCAATACGCAGAACGCCAACTGCTCGGATTAAGTAGAGAGAATAAGGAGCTCATCGATATGCTTATGATTAGCTATCTAAACAGGTCTCACTAAATATGTCATAACGTATAACGCATAAGTTAAAGTTAGGTTTTGATACCAAGCTAACTGAACTGATTATAATGATGTGATTTCCTAAGCAAATTTTTATTTTTTTTCTCAATTGGTACTTTTTTCATGTAAATTGTTCACAAACTAACTATTTGTAATGGTGAGAGGGAAAAGTGGCTATAACACGCGACAATCATTATGTTCCGGTATGGCATCAAAAGGGATTTATGGATGAGAAGGATAATCATTTATGTTACTTAACTCGTAGGGAATTTCCATTGAGAAATTTTGAGGTCAAAGTTGTCAATGAAAAAAAATGGTATAATCCTACACAAAGGTTCTATTTAAAAGATTTGTATTCAATATTATTTGATGGTGATATAAATGATGATATAGAAAGAAAGTTGTTTGGCCCAATAGATGATAACGGTTCGAAGGCTGTTCGGGCTTTTTTGACTGATGATAAAGGGCAATGGCATTATAACTTTCAGGATTTATTTATTTATCTAGATGCGCAAAAATTACGAACACCCAAAGGTTTGGAATGGATTAAAACTCAGTATCATGGTTTAAGCCAAGAAAAACTTATGGTTGAAATGCAATCACTCAGGACTATGCATTGTACATTGTGGGCAGAAGGTGTGAGGGAATTTGTATCAGCCGAAGATTCAGATGTTAAGTTCATTGTCTCAGATCATCCTGTGACTATCTATAATTACGCTTGTCCTCCCGACTCCGATGTATGTCTCTATCCAAAAGATCCTGATATTTCCTTGATGGCTTCTCAAACTATATTTCCTCTGGATAAAAATCGGTGCTTGATTTTAACTAATTTAGAGTATGCACAATCGCCAGAAAATGTGAACCCTCTGGAACAACGTACTAATGCTACACGCTTGCGTCAGAGCATGGTTAATACTATTAATTTTATCAATACTCGCAAGCTAACTAGAGAGCAAGTAACCCAAATCAACTATATTATAAAAGCAAGATCAAGAGAATGTATCGCAGCGGGAAGAGAAGAATGGCTATTCCCAGAAGATGATATTAAATGTGATTGGGCTCAGTTAAAACACACTCTTCTGCCACAATTAAGTGATTTATTTGGATTTGGAGGGGAGGTGATTGTCAAATTTGACGATGGCTCAGTTTACTATCAAGATGAATTTGGCAGAACAACTCATAAAAATGAATTTCTAAGAAAAGAAACTGTCGAGTTACATTTGGGATGTAATGATCCTTGTGGGTGCGGAAGCGGGAAAAAATATAAAAATTGCTGCAAAGATATACCGATTGAAATGAGAGCAACTTGGAGTTTTATTAGTATAAGAGAAAGAAATCTTATTTTTTGTCAATGTATAAAGGATGTTTTGGGGCTTAATGACGGAAAGTCTTGGGATGATGTTAGAAAGGGGTTGTTAGAAAAGCAAATTCAAGATATATATGGATTTTATGAATTCTTATGGCCGAAGGATACCGATATTTATGCGTTGCTGCCAAAACCAGATGGGAAAAGTCGCGCATTATATTCGGGGCTGTTGGATATAAGATCTATATACTCTAACGCGGTACCAATGTCTTCATTTTTTGACGAGTTTTTGATCCAAAGTCCCGTAACTAATCCACTAAACATTAAGCCCGAGTTTAATCCGCTTTATCGCCCTGAAGAGTATAAATATCAAGCGTTAAAAGAATTTTTGTTTATGCTTGAGTTGGAGCCTTTTATAGATAAAGGTTTTGTTAATATTATTCCAGATCCTACTGAATTTGATATTCAGTTGAAGTTGGAAATGATGAGGATGGTAGAGCAACGAAGACATAAGCAAAATATATATAATGGAACTGAACTTCAATTTCATCATAGTTTGGTAATTCAAGATGTGTTGAATTCCTCGGTGGGAGTGCCAAAGGAAGTTAAAATTAATTATATTGCTCAGGAGTTGAATATTGATTTAAATGAGGCTGAGCTACGCTTTAATGAATTTGAGAAGGTTTCTGAAGATTCGCCGTTAATGATGCTGCAAGATACATCATTGCAGGGGAATGGGCAGGTTATGTTTAACAAAATGGAGCCTAATTATGAAATGTCATTGTTTATTGCGCAGGTGACAGGTTCTGTTGTGCTGAGCGATAGTTTTGCACGATGGGAGCAATTAATGACTGCTCAGCATCGCGAATTAGGAATGGTATGTCTTCCTTGGGGAGATATGCTTCTAGAACTTAATAAGTTGCCAATTGATGTTGCCTACATGGAATCGTTTTTCAAATCACAGGGTTTATTTGCAAATGTCAGAAGTGTGATTCGGTCTTTGGTACGTATGTTAGATGAACAGGACTATGATGAGCAGCATTTATCCGTTGCTAAAAAAATGATTAATGAAGTAATGACAAGTATTGGACAGCCTGGTAAGTCATTAATTATGAGGGATTTAAAAATATTATGTCCTAAATGTGGTTTTCACGATGACAATGTTCAGCGTTTGTTGGTAAGTTCAAGTTGTCTAAGTTATAAGCGGTATGTGACGGCAATTTTTGGGGTTGATATTTAATGTGGTGATTGTTAGTGGGATATTCATGGTTTTAATTTTGTTTTAGATAGGTGCTGGAAATGGTCGCTGATTGTTTCATGATATTTTAAAGTAGAAAATGAATTTGAACTAAGTGTGTTGTTTGACACGCTATAAAACCCATTTCAATTGCCGCTGGTCTCGCTCGGCGGCATCCTTTCCCCATGAATAATCTAAATTCTCTGCAGGAAATCGCACGCGCGATCCGCAACCTCATCCGAACCGGTATCGTGACCGACGTCGACCTCGATAGTGGGCTTTGTCGCGTCCAGACCGGCGGCATCGAAACCACCTGGCTTAACTGGCTCACCAGTCGCGCCGGTCACTCTCGCGTGTGGTGGGCTCCCTCCGTCGGTGAGCAGGTGTTATTGCTGTCCATCGGCGGCGAGCTCGATACCGCTTTTGTGCTGCCGGGCATTTTCTCTGATGACCATCCCGCGCCCTCGGCCTCACCCGATGCGTTTCATGTGTCATTTCCTGATGGCGCTGTCATCGAGTACGAACCCCAAAACAGTGCGCTCACCGTGTCAGGCATCAAAACCGCCGACGTCACCGCGTCAGATTCCATTACGGCGACCGTGCCGGTGGTACTGGTGAAAGCCTCGACCCGCATCACTCTCGATACACCCGAGGTGGTGTGTACCAACAAGCTGACCACCGGCACGCTGGAAGTGCAGAAAGGCGGGAAGATGACAGGGAACATCGAGCACACCGGCGGGAAATTTATCAGCAACGGCGTGCAGGTGGATGACCACGCGCACGGCAACGTACAGAGCGGCGGGAGCTGGACTAAGGGGACACAATGACGGTGCGTTATCTCGGTATGAACAGCCAGACCGGGCTGAGTGTTTCTGAGGCCGAACATATCAGGCAGAGCGTGCGCGACATTCTGGTCACGCCGGTTGGCTCGCGTGTCATGCGTCGTGAATACGGCTCCCTTCTGTCAGCGCTGATTGACCAGCCTCAGAGCCCG